GGAGCTAGGAAGTAAAATCGCGGAAATGAAGTAATACGTGTTGTAAGTTTGGGTACCCGTATGCCCTAACTAATTGATTTTCAGTAAAAACGCCCCATATTTTTTGGGGCGTTTTTTTTTGCTTTTTCGCCAGTGTTGTTAGTTTGGGTACCGGCCAGATTTAGACCCCGCCAGTGTTGTTAGTTTGGGTACTAGCGTGTTGTTAGTTTGGGTACAAAGTGTTGTTAGTTTGGGTACCTTCCTGTTTAAAGTATTTCTTGGAAAACTCCAGGAGTGGGCGGGATTAAAAATTAATTACTAACCGCACGAAAATGGACGCCAGCAGGCGCCTCGTAATCGAGGTTGAATTACTACCACAACGACAGCCAAACCCCTGCGCCCGGGCCTGTGGTGCGGTTATCGGCCACGAACGCAGGGCGGTGCCCGCCCCGCACCCCCAGCTGGCTTTCAGCCCTCGTTCAGTCGAACCCGCGGCGCATGGTGGCGCGAGGGAAACAGGGGGCGCGTGAAGCCCTGCGACACTGGGCGCGGCACAAGAAAGTATATAGCCAAATAATCGGAAATTATACCAAATTGTACTAATCAATTGACTGCAAGGCGATTGAGCTAAAAGACGCAGCTTAACTAGCTCACTAAACCAAAAAAGCCCTTAACGGGCTTTTTTGAGGCATCACGGCAGTTTTGCAGGAGTAGTGTCGATAGAGTAGCTGTGAAGGGCGTGGTGAGGCTGTATCGTGGCTATTTCACCCGTTTCTGTTGCTCCAGCAGGTACGTTTGTACACTCTCGTCGCGGCTGAGGTCGAGGTCGGGGCGGTAACCAACGGGACGCAGGGCGGCGTAGTAGCCGTGGACGCTTTGCTGCGGTAGGCTACCGATACCCGCCAGGAAGCGGGAGAAAATATTGTCGGGCTGCTCAGCGCGGGCGTCAATGCCCATGAGGCTAATGCGCTCGCGGCGCTCTGGCGTAAACCAGGTGAGTAGATGCTCGGCTGCTTCAGCTGAAATGAGCGGCGTAGTTACTTGTGGTGTAGAGGAAGGAGGCACAAAGCCAAATAGTTGTAATGATGGATAATAGACCTCTTTACCAACGTACTTTAAGGTAATATTAGGTTCATTGTTGAGGTATCTAATTAGGAAGCCACGCGAGACGCCGCTTTTTATATCAATTCCTGTAAGATTGAGCAGTTTACGCCGTATTGGCGTGACCCAGGTTTTTATATCTGAACTCGTCTCCTCTGGCGTTAGGGCTCGAAGCGGCGTCCAATATTCACTCGGAGCCAGATAGCCTAGCAACAATAAGACCGGATAATAATCGTGCACACCTACAAACTCCAGGGTTGTATGATGGCGTCCGCCAAGAAATTTTGAGAAGGTTCCTACGTTCTTACCTGCTTGCCTATCAACTTCTGAACAGTTAATCAGGTGTCGTAATTCTGGAGTAAACCACTCTTTAATATGCTGGGCTGGTGTCACGGCTAAAGGATAAAGTAAACCGCAAAAATCAACTCCAAAAGCCAGTACATCAGGATTTTATACAATTTAGTAAAGGATGGTAAATCGTGTTTTTTTGTTCAAAACATCCTTTCTTCATACATTTGAGAAAGAGGGCTACTAATCGTTCTAGGGTATGAATCATTACACTTGAAATAGTGTAAATAGTTATTGTGAAAATCTACTACCCTAACGCGCTAGATTCCACGTTGAAAAGCCTGCCGGTTGACTTCAAAAATTCGCGGGTGGTATCGGTGGCTTACCTCGACCAAGGTGGCATTAACAATCCACTGACGGTACTTAAAGCACGGTACAGTAGTGAGCCTAACCAGCTCAAGAAGCGTCTGAATATAATTTTTGGGTGATGAGCTTTGCCCTCGACCCCGCCAAAGAACCGGCGTTAACGGCGCCGAGCTGCGCTAGTTGCTCGTTTGCCCGGCCGCTGCACTTCGCTGTTTACTGCGCACTGGATGAACACGTCCGCAACCTTCCGGCCTCGTTTGGCTACTTCCTGAAGGAGCCCAAGGTGCAGCAGGTGCCCCCTGCCTGGTGCCCCCTGCACACTGCCTAAGTTTTGCCCCTGCCTTTTTCTGCTACTGGTTTCCTTTTCCCGATGCCACCCACGCCCCGCGCTACACCTAAGCGACTGCCTGATGATGAGCGAGTCGTATTGCTCACCTTCGCCTCAACGGGCATCTATGCGTTCGCCCACTGCACGGTGCACGGCATCGTGGCCATCCCCGACCAAAAAGGCGCCGCGCGCGCGGCCCAGCACATCGACTGCCCGAATCCTCGCTGCGCCGCGCCCATCACCTACATCGCCGACCCACTAGCCTACGCTCGTGAGCACTAGCAGCCTGGACTGATGAAACGTAAGAAAAAGACCCGCCGCCCGTCGCCCGTCGTATCGCCCAAAGTAGCCGCCGTGCAGCTGGGCATCGCTGCGGAGTTGCCTGACATTGCCAAGTCCATCGGCGCGGCGTTTAAGCCCCTCTCGGAGCAATACTTCCCGCCCGCGGTCCGCGCCGGCTGCCGGCAGGCGGAGGCCTACAACCTCATGTATTACGAGGCGGAGGCCACCGGCCTCGGCTTCCTGGTCTACAACCCCCGCGACGGCGTGACGCCGTTCGGGGTGGTGGTGGATGGCCAGCACTACCGTCACCAGCACTTTAACCTGGATAGGTATCTGCCCAACTACACTATGCCCGGCGGGATGCGCTACTTCCGCGACCGCACCCCTGCCGAGGCTCAGCTGTCGGCCGCTAAGCGTCTGGCTGCCTATGAGGGCTCGGAATACGAGGTAAAGCCGGAAGATTACCCCCGCGTGCTAGCGTCTGTGACAGCGGAATTTTTGCGCACGCCCATGCTCGACCGCGTACCCGTTACATCTAAGCACTAGCGTGCCAAACCTACTGCCCCACCTGACCCAGCTGGTGCTGCTCGACCGCGGCCAGGCCGGGGTGATTGCCTACTACCTCGACGCCGAGCAGCAGGGCGTGCTGCTGCTCGACCCCGACGCTGGCCAGCGCATGAGCCTAGCCGAGAGCCTGGCCTTGGTGCCGGTGGAGGCACTGCTCAAGAAGCTCGACAAGCTAGTTACCCGCGACCAAGCGCCGGCGCCGTGCAAGCCCCGGCCCCACCGCCTCAAGGTACCCTACGCCGAAATGGTGGCCGTGCGCCTCTACTACGCCCGGATGCTGGCCAGCGCTGGCGCCTACCCTGAGCACCGCGACGTGCTGGCCAGCGTGCTCGGGCGCTTTCATGCCCCGAGCCTGGCGCTGGAGCGCTACATCGCCTTGCCCAGCCCGACGATTTACACCCGCTGAGTTACAGCCTGCCGCCGTCAGAAGGTCCGGTGAGGGGTGGCCTTTGCCTGGCCACTGCTCAGGGGGAGCTTCGGGTACTTAATCCTGCGCCCCGTGCTCCTTTCCATCCCCGTCAAGCCCTATACCCTCAAGTTTCTGACTCGTCACCTCGGCCGGGACTACCAGCTGAGCAACGTGGACCTGTACGGAATTCACCTCTTCAACCTCCTACGCCAGGAGCGGGACCATCGCCAGTACGATAATTTTTTGGACCGCTACACTGCACAATTCCCCGTCAACATTGTCCCTTACATGATTACGGACCGGGGATGCAAAAATTTCTCGGCCCTAACAATTGTAAAATTCAATACTTTCGCAGAGCAACTTTTCTACACGGAGTTTCACGATTTCGTGCAGTGCCGGGTCGAGGAAATGGGGCTGACGGCTAAAGCGGGTATCGAGCGCTTTTGCATCAAGTTTCGGCTGAGCGAGGAAGACATCGCCTTCGAGACACTGAAGAAGAACTGGCACCGCTACTACAAAAAGGAGAAAAAACGCCAGGAAATAGAAGAAACCCCGACAAGTTTGTCCCTCGCCGCATGAGCAGCATTCTCTCCCTCGACGGCGGCCAGCTCGGCGGCCTGCGGGCCGTGTTTTTCGTGCCGGTGGCCGCGCTGCGCCTGGTGCCCGATACCGACGCCGGCGGGCTGGCTTTGCTCGGTGACCTGGTGCTGGCCCCCGGTGCCAACTGGGACCAGCTGCAAGGCACCATCTACACCCCGGCGCTTGACGTCGATGCGGTGGCCACCGTGCACGGCCCGGGCTACGACCACGAGCTGGGTGGCTTCTTCGCCGGCGACGCCCCGGCCGTAGCAGCGCAGTTCCTGGCCATGCAGGGCCGGCGCTTCGTGGTGCTCTACCGCGACTTCGACGGCATCACGCGCCTGGTGGGCGACCAGCGCGGCGGCCTGGAGTTCAGCTACAAGCTCACCACCGGCACCAAGCCTGGCGAGCGCAAGGGCTACAAATGGACCTTCCGTGGCCGCACGGCTAGCCCCGCCAAGTTCTATGCCGGCCTCATGCCGGCCGCGCTACCGAGCGCGCCGCCCTCGGCGCCCGCCTACGTTGATTTTGTAACCACGTCCGGCCGGCTGCTGGCCCGGGTGCCGGTTGGCTACCGCATCGTTGTCAGCGGTGGGATTAAGCTCACGTATCAGATAAAGAAAATATGACTCAGCTGGCCCCCAATGCCTTTCTGCAAAAGTGGAATAGCCGCTTTGCTGATAACGATACGTTTCAGGTTGACGAGGCGGACTTCCGCGAGTTTACCGCAGACCTGGTTGTCTCGTTTCAGAGCACCATCGCCCTGAACGTGCCGCCCTACGTGCCTGGCACGTTCTACCCCGCGGGGTTTCTGATTCTGCAACCGTTTGGCGCGAGTTCCGTCTTCCTGAAGGCCAACATCTCGGGCCAGCTCCCGGCCCCGACCGGCCCGAGCGCCGATGCCAACTGGGTGCCCACCCTCTCGCCGGTCGTGGGCCAAGCCCTGAGCCAGGTAGGCACAGTGGACGCACTGCGGCAGGAGCAGGGTAGCTGGGTGCCGGGGCGCCTCTACGTGATTAACGGCCGGGTGGCCGGGCTAGGGGTCGCCCAGCCCGACGTGTGCGTACGGGCCGTGAGCCCGATTCAACTGGAGCCCGAGGGCTGGTCGATTGATATGACGTCGCTGGCCGCCATCCCTGAGCGGGTCGCCTACGACCTGATGACCGACACTACTACGCCGGTGGTGGCGGCCAGCTCGTTTGCCGACCTGCTGGGCCTGCCGGCCGATAATGCCGCCCTGGCCGCGGCCCTGGCTGGGCGCGACACGACCGAGTACACCATTTACAGCACCGGCAACAGCCGCGTGTACGCACTTAACCTAGAGCGGCCGCTGCGGCTGCTCAGCGCCATAGCCAAGGCGGCGGGCAACGCCAGCGGCGTTACCTGCCAAGTCAATACGTACGATGCCGCCACCGGCACCTGGGCGAATGGCCAGCCCCAGGCCAGCCTGAGCGATGCCAACATCGCGCTGGCCGCCCTGAGCCCGGCCCAGCTGGCGGCGGGCGCCGAGCTGGAAATCCAGACCACGCCGCGCGCTATCTCCCTCGACTCGTTTATTTCCCTCTCGTTTATTTATGCCTAGCCTGCAAGCCGTTTTCGCCCGCCGGGCCCAGCTGCGCGGCGCCCTGGCTCTCCCGCCTACGCTGGTCGTGCCGAAGGCCTGGTTCGACTCGTCCCAGAATTTCACCGGCGCCACCTGGCGCAGCAGAATTGGCGGCCTGGTAGTCGAGCAGCCGATGGCCGGTAAGCAGTTTTCAGCGGTCGATGCCGGTCTGCTGGTCAATCCCAGCGCCGTGATGAGTGGCACCGTCCCGTTTGATTTTTCGGGCACGCAGTCGTTCACCATCCTGCTTAAGCTCACGACTGTAACCAGTAACGGCCCGAGCCGCCTGCGCTACTACAACCTGGCGCAGACTGGCACTGCCATTAACGTGTTTGGCTATTCGTATAACAACAGCTACGAGGGGCAGTACGACAACCCGGATGGCATCTGTATCGCCACGGCGGGGGGGCAGGAGCCGGGCGCCGCCTGGTGGGCCGCTAACGACGTGGCCAGCGGGCGCACCCGGGCCATGCGTACCTACACCCAGAACGTGCTCGCCACCATCTATCCCCTCACCGCCGCGGCCGCCGCGCTCGGCCAATTCGATTTCGAGATTGGCAACCGCGAGGACGCCAGCACGGGCACGTTTGCCCTGCGTCATATGCTGGTGTTCGACCAGTTGCTGACTGGCTCCGAGCGCCAGGCCTGGATGGATTATCTCCCCTAAACTCACCCTGCGCGAGCTGCTGCCCGGCGCTAGGTAAAGCCCCGCCCCCGGCGGGGCTTTTTCGTGCCCAGCCCTGTCCTTTCGCCCGCCTCGGCTAGCCGGGAATTTCGCATCGTTCAATTCCTGCTCGATGCAACGTAATCTCCGTTTAGCTTCTGCGCTGCTGCGCGACAACTGGCTCATTGAGGGCTCCCAGGCCCTGAGCCTGCTCCCGATGGTGCAGAGCCTGGTCGATAAGGCCCAGCTGCACCGCGACGACGACGACGGCGCGGCCGAGGCCAAGCAACTCGACCCGTTCTTCGGCTGCTTCGCCGTGCAGCTGGGCGCCGATGCCGGCACGCAGCACTACAAATCGTTCGACGAGGCCCCGGCCGGCTCGACGGCCGTGCTCGGCATCAACGGCCCCATCCTGAAGGACGACTTCTGCGACGTGGGCATGAACGGTAAGGCCGAGCAGATTCGCGCCGCCTACCAGCACCCCAACATTAACTCCATCATTATCAAGATGGATACGCCCGGCGGGCAAAGTAACGCGCCCGCCCTAGCGGCTGATGCCATCCGCGAATCTATCGCGGATGGCGTGCCCGTTATTGGCTGGGTGGACCACGGCATGGCGGCCAGCGCCGGCTACTGGATACTAGCCGCCTGCTCGGAGGCCTGGCTGAGCCAGCCCAGCGACCAAGTGGGCAGCATCGGCGCCTACCAGCGCGTGCGCAAAAATGCCTCCACCGACGTGCTGGAGGTGTACGCGCCCCAATCCAAGCAAAAGAACCTGCCCCAGCGCGCCGCCGCGACCGGCGACACGTCGCACCTGGAGGCCGAGCTGGCCCAGCTCGTGGACGTGTTCCACGCCAGCGTGCAGGCCGACCGCGGCGACCGCCTCAGCGCCACCGGCACCTGGAAAGAGGGCGGCCTCTTCATGGGCGAGTCGGCCGTGACCGAAGGCCTGGCCGATGGCATCTGCACGTTCGCCCAGGCCGTGCAGCGCGTGCAGCAACTGGCCAGTGAGGCCTCCGCCGGCGCGGCCGGTGCTGAAGTGCTCCCCCCCAACCTTTCAACGAACCCCCTAACCCCCTCTTTAACCGTGAAGTACGCACTCGTTAGCGCCCTGCTGGGCGCCACTACTGGTTTGGCAGTAGACAAAGAAAAAGGCACCTACCTCAACGAGGCCCAGCTCGACCAGCTGGAGGCACGCCTGGCCACCGCCGCCGGCAAGGAGACGGAGCTGACCACTACCACCGCCGCCCTGGGCACTGCCCAGACCGACCTGACGGCCGCTACCGAGCGCGCCACCAAGGCGGAGCAGCAGCTTGCCACCTACGCCAACGTGCCGGGCAAGGAGTCGGGCGCGCCCGCGCATAACGGCCAGGACCGCACCCCCCCGCAGGCCTCGGCTGAGGAGGAAGACCCTTACCTCAAGCAAGTGCTGGCCTACAAGGCCGAAGCTGGCATTTCCAACGGCCCGGCCGCCAAGTAGGCCCGCCGTCGCCACCACTTCAATAATCCCCGCATTTAACGGCTTTTCTCACCTCTTTTTCTGCATTTTATGTCTGATAATCCTGACGTTTCCAAACTGCGTACCTACGCCGGAACGTTTCAAAAATCGCTGCTTACCCGCCTCACCAACGGGCTCCAGGTAACCCAGGACTGCACCCTCGTGCCCAACGTGAAGGTGCAGATGAACAGCACCAAGCTCATCGTGGATGGGCAGGTGAAACCCTACGACGGCGTGCGCGACACGCTGGCCAAGGTTTCCTATGAGCCCCGCGCGCTCAACGTCTACATCGGCCAGTATGATGTGGACATTGACCCGCTCAAGTACCGCGAGACGTGGATGGGCGAGGTAATGAAGCCGGGCGTAAATCCCACGGACATTCCCTTCGAGTCGTACACCTGGCAGGCCGTAATGGATGACTACGCCAGCAAAATCAACGATAACACAGTTTGGAACGGTCGCCGCGACGCTACCAAGAAAACGGCTTCGGCCCTGGCCACCGGCTTCGGTAACATCGTCAAGGATGAAATCACCAACGGCTTTATCACGCCGGTGGTAACGGGCTCGATGATGACCGACACCGTGGCCAAGGTGGAGGCAGTCTATAAGTCGTTGCCGGAGAAGTACCGCCGGATGAAAATGGTAGTGTACTGCTCGTACAACGTGTACAGTGCCTACTGCGAGAACTACGCTGACCTCTTCAAGAACTCGCCCATTTACAACCAGTTCAACCAGCTGGTGATTCGCCACTCGGAAGGCAACGCCGTGCTGAAGCCGGTAACCTGGATGAGCGGCTCGCAGCGCATCATCATCACGCCCCAGAGCAACATGAAAGTGGGTACCGACCTGCTCTCGGATGGGCAGAAGATTATCACTAACCCCAAGCTCTACGGGGTGGAGGCCGGCATCCTGATGGCAATCGGTTTCCAAATCGAAGACCTAGAGCCGCTGGCCGTCAACGACCAGGTATAGCCTGCGGGCCCCTCACTCATTACCTCAACCCACGTCCACCGCGCTGCTCGATGCCGAGTAGCGCGGTGCAGTCGTACCAACCGCACCCCTACCGTGTCCGAAGTAAAATCCCCCGAGGCCCTGTTGCAAGACCTGCTCACGGCCGAGCAAAACAAGACCAAGCAGCTCGAAACCGAGCGCAACCAGGAGCGCGACGCCCGCGGCAAGGCTGAGCAGACCGCCCGCGAAGCGAACACTGCCAAGGAGAAGGCCGCGCAGGAATTGGCCACCGAGCGCGAGGCCCACACCGCAACCAAAGCGGAGCTGACCGATGCCAACACGCTCGTGGACCAGCTCACCGCGAAGCTGAGCGAGCCCTCGGAGGCGCCCAAGGTGCCCACCGCTACGCTGGGCAGCGGCAAGGATGCCGTCACCTACCGCCTCGTAGTGCCCCAGTTCTACCTCGAAGGCTTCGGCAAGGTCCGCGCCGCTGACGTGAAAAACAACAGCGACGTGCTCAAGGCCCTGGTGAAAGTGGGGTCGGCAGTGCTGGAGCAGGTGCCGGCCAAGTAGGCAAGCCGATGCCCAGGGCGCGCAGAAAAAATCTGGTTACTACTCTCTTTTCATCACTCTCAGCACCTACTGCAATGAGTATCGTACTGCCCGACCTCGACTTTGAGGAAGGAACAATCAACATGGGCGGCACCGCTGGCAAGGTGTACGCCATTCCGGCCTCCCAGGTGGAGAGCATCACCCCGCCCCCCACGGGCACGCTGACGGTGCCCAGTGGTGGCGTCAAATTCAAAACGGCCGCCAAGTGTTCTGAAATCTACACCACGGCCGACACCGGCGAGGTGAAAGATGTGGAGGTGGGCGAGAAGGACGGCGGCTCGTTCGAGACGAACGCCGAGTTCTGGACCCCGCGCATTTCCGACAAGGTGCTGTACCTGAAGTCGAAATTCGCCAACGGCGGCTTCATTCTGTTCCTGAAGGACGGTAACGGCACCTGGCGCATCATCGGCAGCAAGGACCACCCCGCCTACCGGGTGCCGGCCGAAATCGGCACCGGCAAAAACCCGAAAGACCGCAACGGTGCCAGCTTCAAGTTCGTGGCCGCCTCAGCCACGCCGGCCTACATCTTCGCCGGCGACGAGAAGGAGTTGCTCACGCCCGGCGTCTAAGCCCCAGTAGCTCCAACGCAAAAGAGCGCCCGGCCATCGGCCGGGCGCTCTTTTGCGTTGGAGCACAGCTGCTAATTTTATGCAAAACGTAGGCCGCGCCTATTGTTTCGCGTAAACGTGTAACTTGCTCACACAAAACCGGCCCCCCTACTGTCATAGGGAGGCCGGCTACCGAGGGTCACGTCACCGGCTACCTGGTAGCCAGTGGTACTACTGCCAGGCGACGCTAGTTAAACATGCTAGCGAGGCCGAGCAGGGGCATGAGGGCGAGTTTGAATTTGAAGGTCCAACCGCCTTTGCCATCTGAGCTGATAAAAATTTCCATGAGTTCGCAAAAGTGAATAAGTGGGGTGTTTAAGCAGCCATTCCCTCGCCAAAGGCCCGCGGCTCCACCCGCGGGCTTTTTTGTGGGCGCGCACGATGCCAACACATCGCCGTGCGTATTTTTAGCTTATATCCGGTTTTCTAAAAAGGGTGAAGCAAAACTGGGTGAAATTCAAAAATTATTTTTTCGGTCGGGTTGATGCATGAGCAGGGCCGAAGACGAAAAAGTGAACTTGGGAAGTGCAACTGCACGGCGTCGGTGTTGTAAAAAGTACGAGCCAATTCAGGCAAAGCCAAACCGTAGAAATTTTTTGGTCGCGCTAGCGTTAAGCCGAGTGTCTTGGAAAGTTGATGTCGCATCTGTGCCAAACATCCCAGCTTTTTTCCGAAAAAGAAAATTCCGACCCGACAAGGACTCCGTTTTTTGAGCGAGCCACCCCGTTAGTGCTTGTTAGTTAGTCACCTACTCGTACTAAATGCAAAACGGGGCCGCAGCCCCGTTTTGCATTTGTTTGCCCGCCCTGGCTTACTTGAATAGCCACACATAGTTCATGTCCTTAAAGGGGTCGTCGTAGGTGAAGCCCAGCTTCGTAAGCCCATCGAAGACTAGCCGCGGCGAGTAGTACTCGCTGGGATAAAAGGTTTGTAGCCGCTCGAAGACCTGCTGCGTGGTGAGTTGTAGGCCAGCCTCGTCGAGCGTGGTAGCCCGCTCGAAGCGCCGCCCGATTTCGTCCATGAGCACCGTAAAGTTGGGGTCGATGAGCTGGCCGGCCAGGTCCTGGTCGTCGTCGCCCTCGTCGTCTGCCTTACCATCGCGCTCCAACTCGTCGGACGGGCGTGCTAGGGGCGTATCGCCGGCCTCGTCCGGCATGGGGCGTCGGCCGAAGCCGATGGGCGCAGGTTTTTGCTTCGACATAGCAGCGGGCCCGCTGCTTTGGTGCAGCACAAGCCGGGGTGTTCGCTGCTAACACTTATGGGCCGTTCGCCCCAGTATGGCGGTCACGCTCCGCCTCGACACCCCGGCCGTATTTCACGGCCGGGGCGAACGTTTTTCCCACAAGTGTTAGCGGGGCGAAGATAGGGCTGGCGCTGTCCTTTCGGCTGCAATTGTAGCTAAGGAGCTTTGTTCCATGTCGGCAACTGCATTTCAGGCCTGGCTCGATAGTGAGCAGGATTTCACCCAGGGCGCGCAACTCTACGCGCAGCACCCGCAGGCGCGCCCCGCCCTGGTGGGGCTGTTCGCGCGCGCCGGCGCCAATGCTCTCACCACGTCGCAATTGGTGCAGGAGATGGAGCGCCTGGCGCCCACCTCGCCGGCGGCCGTCACGTCGCCCGCGCCGGCCGCCGCACCTGGTACTGCCGCCGCGGCGGCGCCCGAACTGGCCCCCGAGTTGGTGCCACTCGTGGCTGAGCGCATGGCGCTGTTTAAGGAGGCTAGCCACGAGCACAGCACCTTGCGCCTGCTCGCCACTGACGAGGAGCGCCGCCTGGCCGCCTGCACCATCAAAAAGAACTTCCGGCGCATTGATGAAATCTGGGACACCCAGGCCTACCATGCCGAGCACGGCGGGTTGCCGCCCGCGGTGGCAACCGTAGTAGTCGAGGACGACCCGGCCGCCTGGACCAGGCGCCGCAACACCCTGCGCACCTACCTCAGCTCGCAGCGCGGCACTCGGGAGAAGCGCGCCGCCTGGCAGGCCGAGATAGCAGAGCTGGAAAGGAGGCTGCGGCAGCAATGAGCGCGCTGTTCTCGACCCACGAGCTGGGCCGGCCCGCACCGGCCAGCGACCCCATGCGCCCGGGCGCGGTGCGCACGAACCTCATGCCCACCCTCTACCTGCTCAGCAAGGGCCGCAAGGCCCTGCGCCTGCACGTTGGCCAGCTGGAGCGCGACCAGGTAGTGCACTACGCCACCGGCGGGCGGTGGAGTGCGCACGAGCTGCTGCAATTCGTGCTGGAGCGCACCGGCCCGGCCCGGGTGAGTATCTCGACGTGGACCGTGACCGAGGCGCCGGTGCGGGCGCTGCTGGCCCTGCGCGAGGCCGGCCTCATCACGTCGCTCGACCTGCTCTTCGACCACCGCATCAAAACCCGCTGCCCCAAGGCCTACCAGTTGGTGGCCGCCCTGGAGGCGGGCGTGCACCTGGCCAAGTGCCACGCCAAGGTAACAGTCGTCGAGAACGAGCAGTGGGCCGTCACGGTGCTCAGCTCGCAGAACTACACCCGCAACCCGCGCATCGAGGCCGGGGTGATTTTCACCGACCGCGCGAGCGCCGCCTTTCACCGCGGCTGGATGGAGGCCCAGCTGCTAGGTAATCAACCCTTTGTTTAACCTATTCTCATAACTGCCTGATATGGAAGATTCCACCCCCACCCACCTCAACGAGGTCGAGCGCCTGGCCGGGCTGATGTTCTCGGCCCACGAGGTCGGCCTGATAACCGGCCTGGACCCGCTCACGGCCGGCGACGAGTTCGAGCGCGCCATGCTGCGCGGCCGGCTGCGCGAGGAAGCCGACGTGCGCAAATCAATCTTAGACCTGGCCAAGGCCGGCAGCGCGCCCGCCCAGACCCTGGCCACCCAGCTCATCAACCAGGCCCGCGTGGCCGCGGCCGGCGTATGAAAAAGCTCAACACCCACTCCGAGGCGGACGCCATTGAGGCGTTCCTCAACGGCCGCGAGGCCACGCTCTCGCCGGCGCTGCAACGCAAACTCAAGCGGCTAGAAATTGCCCGCGACCTCATCGCCAAGTACGGCGACCGGCGGGTGGTCGTCAAGCAGCTCCAGCGCCTGGCCATGTACACCGAGATGGGCGCCGAGAGCCAGGCCACGGCCTACCGCGACTGCGAGGACGCCTTCCTGATTTTCAAGCCCATGTCGCGCAACTCGCAGGACTTGTACGTGGACCGGGTGCTGGGCATGGCGTTTGAAACCCGCGAGAAGTCCATCGCGGCCGGCGACTTCCGGGCGGCGGCGGCCAGCGAGAAGAACATTATCACCATCATCGAGAAGTTCATGGGTGATAAGGAGGTTATCGACTGGAGCAAGGTGCAGCCCCCGCGCATCCTGGTGGGCTTCATGCCCGAGCTGCTGGGCGTGCCCCTGCCGCTCGACCTCGATGCCCAGGTGAAGAACCTGCTCAAGGCCAAGAAGAACAAAAACCTGACCGTGCACGACGCCGAGGACGCGCAAGTGGTAGAGTAGCAAGCCAAAAAGCCCCGCCTGGTGCGGGGCTTTTTTGTGCCCGGGCTTGTCCTTTCGCCCGCCCTGCACGGCCAGGAATTTCGGGCTATGAGTGAGAATCAACCCGCTACCCAGCAACCCGAAGAGGACGAACTACTGAAGCTGCACTACAACAAGCCGCAACTGCTCGTGCACCTGGTCATGGCCCAGGTCATCGTCTGCGTCTGGGGCCGCCGCACCGGCAAGACCGAGGGCCCGATGGCCGACTTCACGCTGCACAACGTCTTCGCCATGCCCCAGAGCAACGGGTTTTTGGTCGGGACTACCTACGAGCAACTGCTTACGCGCACGCTGCCGCCCCTGGTGGCGGCCTGGGCGCGCCGCGGCTACTACGAGGGCGTGCACTACTGGATTCGCCGCTTTCCCCCGCCGCAGCTCAAGGTGCCCAAGGCCTACCGCACGCCCCTAAAGGCCGACCACTACATTCAGTGGTTCAACGGCTCGGGCATCTACCTGGTAAGCCAGGACCGCCCGGGCACCATCAACGGCGTATCGACCCAGTGGGGCGCCGGTGACGAGGCCAAATTCCTAAACGTGAAGAAACTGCGCGAGGAAACGCTGCTTACGCTCTCGGGCTGCGCCGAGCACTTCGGGCAGATGAGTTGCTACCTGAGCCTCATGTTTTGCTCGGATATGCCCACTACGGCCCGCGGCACCTGGCTGCTCGACTACGAGGCTCAGATGGATAAGGACGCCGTGCAGGCCATCCTGATGGTGCAGCAGCTGCGCCACCAGCTGCTAGGCGAGCTGGAGTCTGCTACGCTGAGCAAGCGCAAGCGGGCTAGCCACGAGGCCCGGGTGGCTGAGCTGGACGACTACCTGACTGAGTTGCGCAAAGACCTGGTGTACTACTGCGAGGCCACCACGCTCGACAATATCCACGCCCTGGGCCTGGCGCCCATCAAGCAGTTTAAGCGCACGCTGAACGAGACGGTGTTCAACACGTCGGTACTTAACAAGAAGGTGCTCAAGGTCGAAAACGGCTTCTACTCGCTGCTCAGCGAGGATACCCACGCCTACGACGCCACCAACTACGACTACCTCGACCGGCTCAAGATTGACTATGCGAACCCCGCTGAGGCGGACTCGCGCTGGGATTCGGACGTGAACCCCCACGAGCCGCTCGACGTGGCGCTCGACTACAACAACGCTATCAACAGCCTGGTCGTTGGCCAGGAGGCAGGCAACCGCTACCGTTGCCTCAACAGCCTGTTCGTGCTCGGAGCCGATGGCCTGCTGCTGCGCGACGTGGTGAAGAAGTTCTGTAAGTATTACAAATACCACGAAAACAAAGTAGTTAACTACTTCTACGACCATACGGCAGTAGCCCGAAGCGCTACTACCAACCTCAGCTTTGCCGATGAGGTGACCGCGGAGTTCCGTGAGCAGGGCTGGATTGTCGTCGAGCGCTACATCGGCCAGAGCAGCAGCCACCACTCGCGCTACCTGTTCTGGGGTATGCTGTTCAACGGTGACTCGCGCTTGCCTCACTGGAGCTACAATCGCACCCGCTTCGCACAGGCGGCCGTCAGTATGCACCAGGCCCCGGTGAAGAAGGTGGGCGAGTACTTCAAGAAGGACAAGAGCAGCGAGCACTCCAACTCGGGCGTACCCCCCGAGCAGGCCACTCACTTGAGCGAGGCCACCGACAACCTTATCTGGGGCCGCCTGCGCTCCAAGATTGGCAACTCGGGCGGTGGCTTCGTAGGCACAGCCTGGGAGTAGTAGGGCGATGCCTGCGGCCCGGGCTGTCCGGGCTCCGCTTCGCTGCGGTCCTGCGGACTACCCCTCCCATCCCTATCGCAACAAGCGGCAGTTGGCCCCATGGCGCCCTGAGAAAAATCAGGTCGCTATGGGGCCAACTCGTGTCTAGGGGACGGCCGCGCCCGCCCGGTGGCTACCTGCCCCTGCAATTCCCAGACGAGGTACAAGGCATTTGGCCCACTAGGCAGCTGAAGAAAAATCAGCTGCCTAGTGGGCCAAATCGCGTGTAGGGGACGCCTGCCCCCGGGCGCGCCACCAGGGCCCCCTGCCTGAGCCTATTACAGCCTCTCTGCCAGCCTCTTGCCTGCAATCGGGCCCTAGTGTCACCGGCTGCCCGATAGTGCCGTATGGGCTGAATATGAGGCTTTTACGGGGTGTTTTACGCCCCCCTGGCCCCCCCTCATATATCGTAAAAACGCCCCCCTGCAATTGCACCCGCTCGATAGCGCGGGACGTGGGCTGCGCCGTGGTGGCCGGTAAAAACCGGCCGAAAATACTACATAACTACTTGATTAACAGGCACTTTATTTTCAATAAATGAGAAAAAGAAGTGCACTAAAGTGCGCGTAAATCCGCGCAATTGTCGTATCTTTGATATGTCAAAAGGCCCAGAGACAGACACTTAACTCACTTCAACCCCTCATTTTTTTGCCCCTTTCAATCATGCGTAAAAACCTCCGTGAAATCGCCAAAGCTGCCGAAGCTCAGAAAAACGCCCCCGAAAACGCGCTTTTCATGCAAGCAGCACCCGCTAACCAGCCCGCCGCCGACACCGCGCCCGAGGAAGCCCCAGCGGCCGACGTGGCCCCGGCCGACGTGGCTAGCCCGCTCGCCATTGTCCGCGACGAGGCCCCGGAAAAGCCGCTTTTCGTGCCCCTACTAACCGCGGCCCCCGAACCGGCCCCGGCGCCCGCCCCGGTCCCCACGCCCCCCGCCCCGGCCGTAGTGCCAGCCCCCGCGCCGCGCTCGCTGGATGATTTATTGAATCTAGTGAACCAGGCCAAGAGCGTAACCGACCGCCTAAAAGCCTACCGGGCAACGGGCGAGAAACTAAGCAGTTTCGTGCTATCCCGCGAAGGCTTTACCGACCGCCTGACCATCAAGGATGGTAGCGGGCTAGAATGGGGCACCAATAAAAGCTCCATCATTCAGAAAGTAGTGGAGTTACTACGCGCCGACCTGAGCGCCGCGATTGAAGCCTCAGAAACCGAGTTGCGTAGCCTGTTGCCCGCCGCCTAAAACGCAAGGGGGGCCGACGCGCCAACGCCGGCCCCCTGAGTTTTTCAACCCATAACGAGCCACAAAAATATGACATTTTTAGAAGCCGCCAACGAGGCGGAGCGGGCGGAGTGTTTCCAATCCTTAATGGAAAAAGTAGCCACCGCGCTAGGCGGCTACGTCTACCACACCACACTACTCGAAGAACATAGCTACCGCACTATCGGGGAGCTAATCAGTGGCAAAGAGCGCGTTACGTTGTGCACGACGTTCACGGTGGACGCTTACAAGGAAGTGAACCTGAAAGCGGATTGCTTCGGCGTGTACCCGCGCACGGCCAAGGGGGAGAGTTACCCCAGCTACGGCGACACCCGCCCCAGCATTAGCTTTTCCGTAATGCGCACCCCGGCCCAAATCGCGGCCGACATTCGCCGCCGCCTGCTGCCCGAGTACGCCAAGCACTTTGCAAAAGTAGAAAAGTGGATAGAGCACACTGACCGCGCGGCCGAAGAACTAGCCGCCACGCGGGCCCTGATGCAGGAAGCCGGTTTTTATTTCCCTGAGCACCTGGCTACGGAGGGATACATGAAGAAAACGCGGGCCGAACAGCTAGGCAGCCCACAGCCCAGCGTACGCATTTACGGGGGCTTCGTGGATATGAAGCTCAAGGACATGACGCCCGAGCAGGCGCTAAAGGTGCTGGAAGTTTTGGATTTAGCCCCCGTCCCCGAACATGGCTAAGCGGCGCGGTGAACCCACCGAGGAACAGAAGGAGCGCGCCCGGGCCCTACGCGGCCAGCTGCGGGCCGACAGCAACCTAGCCCGGCTACTAATTGAGATGGGCGAAGTGGACGCCGAAACCGTGAACGGCGCCCTGGTGGAAATGTACACCGACGACGAAAACGAGGACTTTAATATGTTTGGCCAATGGCTAAAATTGGGCTACTCGGTGAAGAAAGGCGAGCACTGCCGCTACCCCGTTTGGGGCCAGCCAGTTGACCGAGAGAAAGCCGGCGCCCAGGTGCAGCCGGGCGCCGAAGAAGAGGAAGAAAGTACGCGCTATTGGCCCACAGCGTACCTGTATAGTAACGCGCAGGTAGAGCCAAAAAAGCCGCGATAGTGCCCCCAGGAGCTTAAAACGGGCCTAAAAACCACCTTCCAGCGGTGCGGGAGGGTGGTTTTGCGCGCGCGCCCTACTTTCTTTTTTGCTGCGCCCAAAAAAGAAAGTAGCAAAGAAAAAAGGGCGAACGACCTCCCCGCCAGCTACGGCTACTTCGGTGCCCAAGGCGCCCGCAGGCCCTCGATAGCGTGCACCAGCGCCTGCACCGTTTCGGGCGGTAGGCCGCGCTTACCGCGGGCGCCATCCACGTAGTCCTTGAGCGTGCGCGGGCTCAGGCCGGCCGCCGTCGCCAGCCCGGTCAGATTCACCAAGGCCTTGCGCTCGCGCAGAAATGTCAATACCAGGTCTTCCATGTTGGCTGAGTTAGTGCCCCAAAGGTATGCATACTGCGCGTAAATCCGTGCGGTAGGGCTGTCCTTTCGCCCGCGGGGCCCGGCCAGGAATTTCGGGGCATGATTCAGCTCAAGCAAGTGCTGCACCACCTTACTCATCCCAGCCGCGACCGGCAGGGCCAGCCGGTGCCGTCGCACATCGAGTTCGTGACCTGCGACGAAGCCAAGGGCACCGGCGGCGAGCTGGTTTCGCTCGACGGCGTAGTGCTGGCCAAGCTCACCACCACGCTGCCCCGGGCCGCGAAGGCTCGCCCGGGCTCGGCCTTTTTCGCCAAGCGGGCCAACGAGTGGCACAACGGCACCCGCAACTTCTATGTGGTGGCCAGCAAGGAGGTGCGCAAGGTGCACATCCGCCTCATTACCCAATTCAACCACGAAACCGTCGTCTACTAATGGAGCAGGACACGCACGCCCTGCCCGTTGAGCAGGAGGAAGTTATTAGTTACCCCGACGTTGATGCGGCCTACGTGCCCGCCCTGAGCCTGGTGGCCTCGGTGGTCAAGGATATGCCCCGGGCCCCCCTCGCGCCCGCAGTGAAAGTCACCGGCGACAATGCCGAGGCCGGCAAGCTGGCCAAGTGGGGCACCGACAACAAGCGCCCCTTCACCATCATCGACGCGGTGACGGCGAACCCCGTGCTCAACCAGGCTATCTACTGGAAAAGCAACGCCATCATCTCGGGAGGCCTGGCCTACGGCAACCTGGTCGTGGACCCGGCGACCGGCCGCGAGAAGCTGGAGCGCGTCATCGACCCCGCAGTGGAGGACTGGTTCTATAAATCCAACATTGAACGCTACCTGCGCGAGGCGTCGATGGAGTTTTATAAGTTCTGGAACGTCTTTCCCGAGCTGATTCTCAGCAACGACCGCAAGACCATCGCCTCGCTTTCGTGCCACGAGTCCGCACACTGCCGCTGGGGCCTGCAAAATGCCAAGGGCCTGATTGATACCTGCTACATCAACGCCCAGTTCGACAACGGCGGCAAGTGGGATTCGCCCGAAACGGAAACCATCTCCGTCATCGACGTCTACTACGACCCGGTGGCCACCGTGCGCAGCCAGCCGAAGCTGGCCTCGTTCATCTACCCGCTGGCCGGCACCAGCTCGGGCAAGACCTACTACCAGGACGCCCCCTGGCACGGCCTGATTGAGCAGGGCTGGCTCGACGTGGCCAACAGCATCGCCAAATACAAGAAGGCGATTCTGAAGAACTCGATGCACGTCAAGTACCAGCTCGAAATCCATGAGTGGTGGTTCCAGGCCAAGTACGCGGATTGGGACAGCAAGCCCCAGCTGAAGGCGCAGCGGATGCAGGACGAGCTGAACACCTTCAATACCAAGATGAAGGGCGAGAATGGCGCCGGTAACTCGCTGATTAACATGAAGCGGGTGCTTAATGATAAAGAATACTCGGGCTGGAGCATTACGGCCATCCCCGACCTGCTCAAGGATGAGAAGTACCTGGGCGATTCGGCTGAGGCCGACAGTCACATCTTCTTCGCCCTGGGCCTCGACGCCACCCTCATCGGCACCGTGCCCGGCAAGAGCAACATGGGCGCCGGCTCGGGCTCCGACAAGCGCGTGGCCATGAACATCGCCATCGCCAATTCCAAGGCCGAGCAGGACATCATCCTGGAGGTGCTCAGATTCATTTTCCGCTTCAACGGCTTCGTCAACCCGGCCACCGGGCTGCCCTACACGGTCTGGTTCAAAAACTACTGGGTCACCACGCTCGACACCGGCAAGGAAACCACTCAGAAGCCCATCCCTCTCTAAATCACCGCCCTACCCTATTTTCTGCATGAGTACCCTCTTTAAAACCGAAGCGGAGCTGAAGGACTACCTCTCCACCACGTCCGGCTTCAAGCTCTCCCAGCTGCAACCCAGCTTCAACCGGGCCCTGACCCGCTACCTCCGCGAGGCCTTGGGCCTGGTCCAGCTCACGGCCCTGAGCCAGGCCTACGACGCCGGTACGCTCGACGCCGCCAGTACCGCGCTGCTCGACGCCGTGCGCACGGCGCTGGTCGCCTTCGCGGCCGGCTACTACGCCAACGGCGCCGGCGTGCAGCTGGGCGCCACCGGCCCGGTGCAGAGCGAGAGCGCCACACTCAAGCCCGCCGGCCGCGTAGCGCTGGCCGACATGGGCGAGGCCAACGAGGCGGCCGGCTTCGAGGCGCTGGAGGCCCTCTTCGAGCTGCTCGAAGACAACCGGGCCGACTACCCGCTCTGGGCTAGCTCCGACGCCTGCACCGTGCTGCATGGCCAGTTCCTGGCCACGGCCACCGAGTTCGACAAGTTGGTGTTTATCAACCGCTCGCGCCGCCGCTTTTTGGAGCTTCAGCCCACCATGCGCGACATCGAGCGCCTGGTACTGGGGCCGCTGATGGGCGCGCCCCTGGTGCAGGAACTGCGGGCCCAGCTGACGGCGGCCACCGTAACCGTGCTCAACATCGAGCTGCTGAGCTACGTGCGCCCCGTCGTGGCCAACCTGGCCATCCGCGACGACGAGGACCGCCAGGCCACCGGCGCGGCCTACCTCGCAGAGCTGCGCGAATTTCTCTACGAGCGGGCCGACGACTACCCCCTATTCAAAACCTCCACCGCCTACCAGCCCGCCATCCCGGTGCTGCTGCAACAGGATGCGAGCTGGGGCTTCTACGCGCCCATGTAAGATGGATTTATTCTTCAAAATAGTCATGGCCGTCATCGGCCTCGCGGGCACGGCGGCAGCCATCTACAATATCATCACGGCCCGCGCCTTCCAGAAGCAGGTGGCCGATGCCAAAAAGCTCGATGATACGGCGGTCCAGACCCAGCGCAACACGCAGGAAATCGCCCACCTCGCGCAGCGCTTCGACGAGTACGATAAGCGCTCCGAAAAGCGCCTCGATAAGCTCATCGAAGAGGTGGCGGCCGTGAAGACCCTCTTCACTGATTTCGTGATTGAAAACCTCCAAGCACTGGTGAAGGCACGCCAATAATCTGTTTTCTACCCTTTTACCCTTTTTTCTCAAATGTTTACCCCTCTCTTTTTTCGCCGCCTAATCTTCGTGGCCGACTTCGCCTGTCTGGGCGCCTGTATCGCGCTGCACGGCCTGCCGTCGCTTGCGTTCTTCCTGCTCTCGCTGCTTTGCTCGGTTGCCGAGTACTACTTGGCTAAGCACTACGGCCTCCCAGTGGAGCCCCTCACCCCGGCCCTACGTTTGGCTGGCCGGCTGCGGCTGCTGCGCACCAAGCTGCACGCCTTGCCTAAGCTCGCCCGAGTAGCCCTATTAGGCCTAGTCGCCTTGGTCATCTTCTGCTGCCTGCCGAGTGCCCTGCGCAGCACCATCATGCCCACGGCCGGCGGCTTCACCCCCGACAACCTGGGGGCCTACACCCTGGGCGCGTTCCAATTCTTCGCGGCACTGAGCATGGCCTACGTCGCCTGGCGCGGGCTGTTTCCCAATCTGTACGCCTACGCGGCCGAGACAATGGAGGGTAAGCTGCTGGAGTCCATCACCACCGACTTGCTGACCCGTCTACCTATTCAATTCTTTCTAGGACAAGAAGATATTACCCGACTCAAGCTCGCCGCCCTGGCTGAGCGCCGCAAAATCGCCACCTTTCAATTCACTGTACGATGCGCCCGTTTCGCCTTCTCTGTGTTGCCCTTCTTTGTTTTCTTTTTTGCGGCCAATGCCTCGCTAACGTCAGCCCTGACAGTAGTGCCGCCCGCCGCGGTCGGGCGGTAAACGTGGCGCTGAGCCTCGTGGGCATCCGCGAGGTGGGCCGCAATGCCGGCGCCGCCGTCGCGCGCATCATCACCTACGCCGGTGGCAAAATCGGTGACGCCTGGTGCTCGTGGACGGTGGTGTACGAGCTGCGCAAAGCCGGGGTGATGGTCCCCCGCTTCGGCAAGGCCCGCAGCTGGTTCGACAAGGTGCACACCATCTGGCGCGCCGGCGTGCAGTTGGCCGGCCGCGCACTGCCGCGCCCGGGCGACCTGCTAGGCTTCAGCTGGGGCAACCCCCACATCGCCCACGTCGAGATGCTGGTCGGCGCCTGGGGCACTGGGCCCAGCGTGCGGTCGGTAGGCGGCAACACCGGCGGCGGCGGCGCCCTCCAGCGCGAGGGCGAGGGCGTCTACGAGAACTGGCGCCTCAAGCGCCTCATCACGGCGGTGGCCGACCCCATCGACAACCCGCACTACACCTCCGGCCAGTAATGCTACGCTCGCTAGCCGAGGTGCTGGCTGAGGCCGCCGCCCAAATCGACGCTACCCGGGTGCGCAACCTGGTCAAGGTAATCCCCGCTGCCCTGCGCGTCTGCGCCTACCTGGTGCGCTACCGTCCTGGCGTCTTAGACAAGCTAGTAGAGGACGGAAAGATTGAGTCAGAAGACTTTACAACACTGCTTCACCACAACGGAATCAGTAGCGAGCGCTACGAATATCACTGATTATGAAAAACCTACTTGCCCTGTTGCTGCTGGCGCTGGCCAGCTGCACCGCCACGCGGCCCCAGCCCCAGGCCTGGCGCGGCTTCGGCGCCCCGGCTTACCTGCCGCCCGCCACCACCCGCCGCCCCAGCCAGGCCGTGCTCGACGCCCGGGCCCGCGCTGCACGCCCGGGTGCTCACGCCCTAACGACGACCAAGTAAATGAAGCGCTTCCTACTAGCCCTGGTCCTGCTCACGGCCTGCGAATCCGAGCGCTACATCCCGGCCGCCGTCGATGCTAAAGTAGACTCGACCCTGCGCGCGGCCGGCATCGGTCCGCTCCAGGCCGGTAAAATCAAAATCGCCGGCAACGTCATCATCAACACTGGCGCCGGTAGCGTCACCTCGGCCGACAACCGCAAGGCTGGCCAGCGCCAGGGCGCCGCGGCCACGGCCCCGGCCAGCCAGGCCTCGACAACTTCCAAAAATGCCGGCACGCCCTGGTATCTATTTGCCGCCGTCGCCGCGGGCGCCGTCGTGCTCTGGGAGGTGGGGCGGCGCAAAATTCCTTTCCTCGCTGCTTTATGAACCAAGCACTTATCGGCCGGCGTACCTACCAGGTGCCCGGCCGCTTCGCTGAGCTGAGCCCCCGCCAGTACGTGGCCGTCGTACAGTTGCTGCACGCCGAATTAACGCCGCTGGAGCTGAAGCTGCGCCTGACCCTGGTGCTGCTCGACGTGCGCCGGCGCCCCTTCCTGTTCTGGCAGCTGCACCGCATGAGCGCTGAGAAGCGCTACGAGCTGACGGAGCTGGCCGACTTCTGCCTGAAGGAGCCCCGCTTCACCCAGCAACTGCTCCCGGTGCTGCGCCTACCGGGCGGCGGCCTGCTGCCCGGCCTTGGCCAGCGCGTGCACGGCCCGGCCACCAGCTTCGGCAACCTCTGCTTTGCCGAATTTATTGAGGCTGAGGGGCATTTCGCCGGCTACCCGCGCAATCCTGATGCACTCGACTACCTGGTGGCTACCCTCTATCGCCCCGCGGCCCGGCAGCCGCTTCCCACCGACGTGCGCCAGGCCTACGCCCCGCATACCGTAGCCGACCGCGCCGCCCTGGTCGCCCAGCTGCCGCTGGCCGTGCGCCTGGCCGTGCGCCTGTGGTATGCCAGCTGCCGCGGCGCCTGGGTGCGCAAATATACTGGCACCCTCTTCACCAAGCCTGACGAGGCGGCCGGCGAACGCCCGGCCGACCCGCGCGAGACGTGGCGCGAAATCCTGGCTGAGCGCGCCGGCTCGCCGGTGAATTACGACGACTACGGCCGCCAGCCCGTCCCCAACATCTTCTTCGACCTCGACGTGCGCATCCGCCGGCGAGAGGCTGAGAAGGAAACCAGCCAAACCCGCCGCTAATATGGAGTTTTCCGCATACTCTGCCTACTTCGAGGGCCTGGCCACGAAGCTGCGCGACGTGGCGCACACGCCCGACAACCCTAAGTTCTGCCGCTTCAACATCGAGGAGATACTCGCAAACCTGGCCCACGGCCTCGACACGGAGACGCCCTGCCTGCTGCTGGAGTCCTTCGAGGGCCGCCTCAGCGAGGAGGGCGACAACGTGATGGACACCCAGGACGGGGCCTTCCTGATTGTGAAGGCCTGCGAAACTGAGGATTTCGCCGCGGCCAACCTCATCATCGACGAGGCCAAGCGCATCGGCTTCAAAGTCATCGCCAAGCTGCGCCACGACGCCCGTGCCGGCGAGGGCCTCCAGCACTTCGACCGTAACTCGGTAGGCTACGAAAAGGTAGGCCCCATCTTCGGGAACTGCTACGGCTACCGCTTCACCTTCAGCTTCTTCAACCCCATCAGCCTGCGGGTGAACCCCGCCGACTGGGCCTAGCCATGAGCACCATCGCAGATTCAGGCGTGCAGGAAGTGTACGCCCTGGTGGCCGACTGGGCGCGGCGCACTGACCAAATCCTGCGCGACCAACTTAAGAAAATGGGCGTGGGCGTGAGCGAGGAGTTATACGAGGCCATCTCCAGCAAAACCTACGAGCTGGCTGCGGCCGAGGTGGGCATGGACCTGAGCTTTCTGACCTACGGCCGCTTTCGGGATATGGGCGTCGGCCGCGGCCAACGTCCGGAGGCGCGCGACCTGACCATCGGCGGCATCGTGGCCAAGGTCGAGAGTCAGGACCGTAACGGGCAGTTCATCCGCCGGCAGCGCGGCGCCGGCGGGCGGTTCGTGAAGGGCGCGGCCCAGCCTAAGGGTCGCAAGCCGGCTAGATGGTATAGTCGGGCGTTCTTCGGCCGGCTCACTGCCCTCTCGGGCGCTATTTCGGGCAAGACCGTAGAGCAGGCTATTCGTGCGGTGCAGGCGGCCGGCGACTAATTTGCATCTGGCTGCAAACAGAGGTGATGGAATAAACAGAAGGCCCCGCACTACCTAGTGCGGGGCCTTCTGTTTATTTAGCCTGCTGGCCGCCTGGCCTAAGCAGAAACAAGCTGTCTATGAGCGCGGTGGGGGCGTCCCACCCTGGTTGAGCAGCTTTGTTACGAGGTCGCGCACGTTGGCGGCTGGGCCTTGGAAGTTAAAGCCGCAGTTATTGAAAACGTTGTTGCCAGTCAACTTAAAGTTGCCGGTAACAATGTCAATCTGACAATTTGTGAAGGTGCAGTCTTCAAATTCGTTTCCATCCAACTGTACGGAGGAATCCAAAAAGCTGCTTCGGATTGCTTTCATCATAACTATGGGCTACAAAAGGGTGAATATTGTGCTACGTAGGAGACATTAGGAAGTTTCTGCCCCTGTCCTTTCGGCCGCCCGGCCCGGTCAGGAATTTCGGGGCATGAGCGTCAAACAAGATAAGGTCCAGGTATCCGTCGTAGTCGATGGAAAGCAGGGCATTTCGGAGCTGGGCAAGCTCGAAATGGAGGCCAACGACCTGCGCCACACCATGCAGGGGCTGAAAAAAGACAGCCAGGAGTACGCCCAGACGGCCGAGCGCTACAAGCAGGTGAAGGCCGAGATGGGCGACCTGCGCGAGACAATCGGCCTGACGGGCCTGACCATGAAGCAACTGCGGGCCTACGCCCGCGAGTTGCAAACCGAACTCGACACGTCGGCCACCCGGGGCACCAAACGCTACGAGGAGCTGAAAGACAAGGTGCAGGAGGTCAACGCCGCCATCGCCAGGCAGCGCTCGGAAATAGCCGGTACGACCTCGTTCTGGTCGAAAATCAGCACCGAGGTAAAGCAGTTCGGGATGCTGGCCGCCGGCGCGCTAGGCTTCCAGTTCGTCACCGACCAGATTAGCAACCTCATCGCCAAGGGCTCGAAGTTGAGCGACTCGCTCTCGGATATTCAGAAGACCACCGGCATGACCAAGGCCGAGGTCCGCGCCTTCAACTCGGAGCTGAGCAAAATCGACACCCGCACCCCCACCGACGAGCTGCGCAAAATTGCCGCCGGGGCCGGCCAGCTGGGTATCGCAGAAAAGGATATAAAGTCGTTTACCGACGCCACCGACAAGCTCGTGGTATCGCTGGGCGACGAGTTCCAGGGCGGAGCCGAGCAGGTGACCAAGGAAATGGGCGCCCTGCGCAACATCTTTTCCGACGTCAAGAGCGACGACGTGGCGAAGGATATGCTCCACATCGGCAACGCCATCAACGACCTGGGCGCCTCGGGCGCCGCGACGGGGCCAGTGGTGGCCGACTTCGCCAACCGTATCGGCGGCGTGGGCGTCACGATGGGCCTGACCTCGGGCCAGGTGCTGGGCCTCTCGGCTACGCTCCAGGAGCTGAACGTGAGCACCGAGCGCGGCGGCACGGCCACCGTGAAAATCTTGCAGTCGATGGCCGGCGAGCCGGCCAAGTTTGCGAAGGTGGCCGGGCTGGGCGTCAAGGAGTTCACGAACCTCATTAACACCGACCTCTACGGCGCGCTGGTGAAAGTTGCGCAGGGCGTATCTAAAAACGGGGCCAACGCGACGGAGCTGGCTAAAATCCTGGCTGACCTGGGCGTAGATGGTGCCGGGGCCTCCGAGGTGATGGCCAAGCTGGGTAGCAATACCGACCTGCTGGCCGAGAAGGTGAAGCTGGCCAGCACGTCGCTGACCAACACCAACTCGATTATGAGCGAGTTTGCCACCAAGAACGACAACCTGGCCGGCAAGCTCGAAAAGCTGACCAAGATTCTGAGCGGGGCCTTCACCAATTCCGTGTTCAACGATGCCCTGGAGACGGCGGTGGATGGGCTGACCCGACTGTTTGGCCTGACCGACGAGGCCGACGAATTGGCCCGGGCCTTTCGTGGCCAGCGTGACGCGGTGGGCGACCTGGAGAAAAACACCGTGCCCCTCATCGACCGCTACGACGAGCTGAAGGGCAAGGCGAGCCTGAACGTGGAGGAGCAGCTCGAACTCGACAAGATTATCCAGCAGCTGGGCGAAAGCATCCCGACTGCCGTGGCCGAATTTGACGAGTACGGCAAGGCCTTGTCCATCAATACGGGCCTGGCCCGCGAGTTCGTGCAGCAGCAGAAGGATATGCTGTTGGTGAAAAACGCCGATGCCATCGAGGCCAACACTGAAAAGCTGGAGCGCTACACCCTGGGCCTGGCCGGCGTGACGGCCGAGCTGAATCGCCTCGATGCGCAGGGCCGCCACATCCGGGCCAGTAGTTCGGAGGAGGGGTTTGACTTCCTCACCGAGAAGGACATCGCCAAGCTCAAGGCCCGGCAGACGGAGTTTCGCACCATCGTTAGCGGTACGAAGGGCATCCTGGCCGAGCTGCGCGGCGAAAAGTCCGAGGAGCAGCTCAAGGCCGAGAGTGACGCTCGCTGGATGGCCTACCTGTTTGGTGACCAAAAGAAGCTCGCCGGCGCGGCCACCGAGCAAATCGGCCTGCTTACCGACATCGACAACCAGATTAAGGCGCTGCAAGAGAAGCAGATGAAGGACCGCAGCAAGGCGGAAATTCGGGCCGATGAGGAGGCCATCAAGGAGCTGCAAAAGCGCCGGGCTGACCTGCTGGGCAAGGAGTTGAAGGATAAGGAAACCGCGGCTGAACGCCTGGCTCGCCAGCAGCGCGAGGCGGCGCTCAAAAACCTGCACGACCTGCAAACCGTCGCCCAGCAGGAGCAGGCCAAACTGCGCGCCGTCAATGAGGATGCCGACCAGCAGGCCCTTAACCAGGTGGACCTGCACTACGGCGAGCTGATTAAAAAGGCCCAGGCCCTGAGCGTGAACAGCAAGCTCACCGAGCAGGAGCGCCGCGACGCGCTAGCCCTCATCGACCTGCTGGCCGACGAGCAGGAGGAGGCCCGCGAAGACCTCAAGGCCAAGCAGCGCCAGAAGCGCGCGGCCGAAGACCTCAAATTCGAGAACGAGCGCGCCCTGGGCATGGCCAACCTGCGCATCCTGCTGGCCAAGCGCAACGAAAAGCGCAACCCCGAGGAGCTGACCGAGGCGATGGTGGCCAAGGTCGAGCTGGAGCGCGACATCGCGCTCCAGAATACGAAGCTGACCGAGACGCAGAAGCAGGAAATTATTGCCGACTCTGAGGATAAAATCAATGCTATTCGCCAGAGTAGCACCGAGAAGCAGAAGCAGGCCCTCTTCCGGGCCCTCGACGAGTTCAAGCAGCACATGACCGAGCTGCTGGGCGCGTTCACCAACTTCGCCAATGCGCTCTCAGCCGCCGAGCAGAAGAAGGCCGACATGCTGCGCGACAGTGCCCTCAAGGCTACCGACCAGCAGCAGGCCGCCTCCGTGACCAAGGCCGAGGCTACCAAAAACCAGCGCCTGGCCGCACTGGAAAAGGAGCGCCAGAGTGGGACGCTGACCATGCGGGCCTACGAGGCAAAAAAGGCCAGTATCGCCGCTGAGGCTGCCGCCCAGACGGCCGACGCCCAGGCCAGGGCCGAACAGCAAAAGGCTGACACGCAGGCCGAATACGACCGCAAGGCGGCGCTCATCAAAAAAGAGCAGTTCGAGGCTGAGCGCGTGGCCAGCATCGGCAAAGTGGTCATCGACACGAGCGTGGCCATCGTGAAAGCCTTGGCGGAGGGTGGCCCTTTCGCCGGCCCGCCGCTGGCCACGTTTGTCGGGGCAATGGCCGCGCTGGAGCTGGCCGCCATCGTGGCGCAACCGACCCCAGCGTTTGCTGCTGGTGGTTTCACGGCCAACGGCTTTACCGGCCTCCAGTACCAGAACCTGAGCCAGTCCCAGGGTGGGATGCTGCCAGGCGGCCCGTTCCTGGCCACCGTCAACGAGGTAGGCCCCGAATACTTCGTGCCCCACCACTTGCTCACCCAGCCCGCCGTCGCGCGGTCGGTGGAAATCATCGAGGCCGTGCGCACGGGCCAGGTGGGCGCCTTCGCGGCTGGCGGCTTCACGGCCACGTCGGCCCCGGGCTACGCGCCGGCCAGCTCGTCGGCCGACACTGGGGCCCTCGACCGGCCCACCGCCCTGCGCCTGGCGGTGGCCGCCGAGCAGCTCACCTACCAACTCGCCAATCCGGCTCCGGTGCGGGCCTACGTCATCTACAAAGACATCACCGATGCCGGCGACCAACTCACCCAGCTCCAAGTCGATAACTCCTACTAGTTTATGGCATACATTGAACTCATCACTACCTGGAAAGCAAGTCTTACAGGTATCGGCACCAGCGGCGGGAAGGCTACTGGCACCGGCATCTGTTTCAACACGGATACCAAGCTGGTCGAGAATTTTTACGGCAGCGTTACTCTGGCCCTGCTCGACCCCGTGCCGCGCGACGAGCACCTGCCCGCCGGTGCGTTCGTTTGGTTTGAATGCAACAACTTTACGGAAACCCAGTGGTTTTTTGACGGGGTAGATAACACCTACACCAAGGTAGTCTACGATAGCCCCGCCTGCGGCTGGACCCCGCCTCCGCCCCCACCCCTTACCTGCGACCTAGTGCTCAGCGTCGTGGTGAACGGCGACACGGCCACGGCCACGACGAGCGGTGCGCACGGGAACGTAACGTACAGTATCGACGGCGGCGTAAGCGTGCAGGCGAGCCCAATTTTTGCCGGCCTGGCTGCGCATAAGTTCACCCTCACGGCGTACGACGACGGCCCGGCCAACTGCTACCGTACACAGGATTTCGTCATCGGCGCCAGTGTGCCCAACACGTCGCCGGTGCCGGGCGCGCTGCCCGACGTGGGCTTTTCACGCAACCCGCTGGCCTTGCGCGTGCGGGCCAGCGCCCCGAGCCGGTCGCTGCTGCTGGAGTTGTGGGCGGAAACGGCGCACGGTAGCGGCACCTATACGCGTCTGGTGCAGCGCGTGCGCCCGGGCGACGCCCAGGGCGAGGCGGTATTCCAAATGCAGGACCAGCTGCACGCCGCCCTGCTGCCCGAGCGCCCCGATTTAACCCGCGCGCCCGGCCTGCTGCTGCTCACCTCGTCGATTCGGCGGTATTACCCGGTGGTGGCCGAGATTCAGCCGGCTACCGGCAAGCCCGGCCCGCTCGTGCCCGCGACGCCGCGCACCGTGCTGCGCGGCGGGCTGCCCTGGGCCTTGGCCAGGGCCAATACCTATTTCAATCCGACTCCGGGTGGACTGCTCACCTGGCGCCCGGCTGGGGAAGTGCAGGAAGTCGGGGCCGGCCACGTCGCGCTGCTGGCCCGCCTGCTGCCGGCCACCGTGCAGGCGGTGCAGGTGCAGGTCCACTGCTACCTGCGCGGCCAAACCCTGCCCTTCGCCACGGTCCCGTACGACCTGGCCCTGACGGGCCCCACGCTGCGCCTGGTACGCGTGCAGCTGCCGGTCGAGGCGCTGCCGGCCGACACACACCGGCTAGAGGTGCAGTGGCTGGCTGATACCGTGCCGCTGCCGGGCCGGGCGCGCTACCGCCTGGTGCCCGGGCGCCGGCGTGATTTTGTGTTCCTAAACTCGCTGGGCCAGTGGGATACCCTCAGCTGCCCGGGTTTAAGTACGCTCAGCAGCAAAACCAGCGCCGAGCGTACGGTGGCCACGCGCCTGCTGCCACCTGACTATGACCCCCAGGACGGCCCCGAGTCGGTGGCCGCCGTGCAGGTCGATACGCGCATGACCATCAGCACCGGCCCGCTCAGCCCCACCGAGCTGGCCTACCTGCGAGAGTTGTTCACCAGCACCGACGTGTACGAAGTGCACCACAGCCGGCAACTACGCAAGATTCGCCTGACGACCAAGGATTTCATCGACTACCAGGACAACGCCGGCGCGGACGGCTTCGCCTTCGAGTACGCCTACGCCTTCGACACTTCACTTTACGACTATGATAGGATTACGAACGGCTAAAAATGAGGCGTTTGACGTAACGCCTGGCACTACCCTCAGCCTGGAGGTGAACAATGCCCTGCTGGCGGACCCGTCGAATAATGGCGCCTACGCCCTGCCCTTTACACTTCCGCGCACGCCCACCAACCAGCGGCTGCTCGACTTTCCCGAGTTGCTCGACCACGCCCAGGGCTCGGCCCGCAGCCTGGAGCAGGTGCAGGTCTTCGATGACGGCCGCCACCTGCTCAGCGGCACGCTACGCCTGCTGCGCCTCACGGCCAGCAGCTACGAACTGACCTTGAGCTACGGCGCCTCGGCCGTGATGGCCAAGCTCAAGGCCGTTAAGTTGCGCCAGTTGCGGCTCGGCGGCCTACGGGTATGGAAGCGCGGCAGCGCTAGCCCGGCGCTCTATGAAGTGGAACTGTGCCAGCACATGACGCAGGTAGTGGCGAATCCTGATGCCTACGACTACCTGTTTGCCCCTTTTGCCAACAATGATGCGCTAGCCGATTATCCAGATGGCGAAGAGTGGCCGCATTACGCCAACTTCAATAACTGGCAGCACGTCACCGTTACCCCAACTGGCATCGGCCCGAGTTTTGTCGTGACGTCGGGCTACTATACCGTCTCTCCCGTTCCGGGCTTGCCGAAAAATTCGTTTCCGAATTTCTATCCCTACCATAAGCAATGCGCCTCCCCTCTGGTCAAGCTACGCTACTTGGTTACGACCATGCTCAGCGAACTGGGCATCCCGCTAGAGGAAGATTTCTTTGATGCTGAAACCTCGCAGCTTGTCGTACTAGGCGCCGCGCTGGCCGAAGACCCCCTCATCACTGGTTTTGCCGAGGCCCAGGCCCTGGGCTTGACGGCCACCGATTACTGGTTCCGCCTGGGCGACGTGCTGCCGGATATGACGGGGCAGGAACTGCTACGCAAGCTGGCCGACACCTTTTATCTTGATATTTCCGTCAGCCCCACCGGCGCGCTGCGTCTGCGCCGCAGCCAGGACACCATCGCCCTGCCGCCCGCGCTGCACCTGAGCCGGTCAGCTACGCCTGCCCCGGACGTGGACTTGTCGGCCGACCCGGTGCGGGTCGAAACAGCCTACCTGAGTGAGCACGACCGCTACGCCTCGTCGCATTACCAGCAGGTAGACCCTAACCAGCTCGGCACGCCGGTGGCCAAGGTTGCCGACCTGCCTGCGCTCGTCACGTTTGAGCATGAAATAAAACTGGTGACGGATGAGGATACGTACTATCAGTACGACGGCTCAGCGTGGAAACTATACAGCGTAAAGCTCGACCTGCCCAGCTTCGGCCCGCAGGTTGAGGGTATCGTAACAGCTACCCAGGGTAGCGAGTTGCTGCTGGAGACGACGTGCACCCCACTGCCAACGCTGGGCGACCTGACGCTGCCCCAGCAGACCAGCCCCGTGCAGCGTGTACCCTGTTTTGGTGAGCGGGCTTACGGGCCAACGTATAACTGCCTGACTCGCAGCCAGGCCCTGCGTCTGGCTTTCTACCGTGGGATGCAGCCCTACCAGACCGCTAGCGATGGAGCCTACCCGATGCTGAGCGTGGGTAACCTCGGCTTGCAAGGCCAGCGCTTGGGCGACTATTCGCTGCGCCTTGATGGCCCTGATGGCACGGTGGCCCGCTTTGGCCAAAGCCTGCTTAGGCTGCTGGGCAATCTCGACACCGTGAGTTGGCCCGTCTGGCTGACCGAGGAGCAGTTCTATCAGCTCGACCTGGCGCGCCGCATCGAAATCGACGGCCTGCACTTTATTATCAAAAAGTGCAGCGTCACGTTTCCGTTGCGCCAGCCGGCGCAACTCGACCTGGTGCTGGTGCCCCCGGTGTTCACCCTGGTGTAAAAAGGTGGGCCCAGAAAGGTACACCTTTCCGGGCCCAGCCTCCCGCCGCCCTGGGAAGTGCGCCCCGGGCCCGAAACGGCCCGAAAAAGTGGGCCCAGAAAGTGGGTCCAAGTGAAAAACTTGGCGTACCTTTCTGGGCCCATCTTTTTGGGCCCACCCCCATGCTCCGAATCTATTCCTCGGCCCCGGTCAGCCTTAGCCTGGCCTGCCTCTTCCAATCGCCCCCCGCCCTGGTGCGGATGCTGCCCCTCGATGCGTTGGCCAACCCGGTCCAGGACGAGCTAACCGCCGTCACGCTCACCCTGGCCGGCCTGGGTCAGCAGCTCGACGCGCACGAGGCCGGCCAGTGCCTGCTCGATGCCGGCACCGAGCAAGGCCTGCGCGCCCAGTGCGATGCACTGCTCTCCCGTCAGCGCGGCCTACTGGCCCGCGTCCAGCGCTCCCGTACCCTATGATGCCGCTCGTTTTCACCCTGGTCGTCGTCTGCGCCCTGCGCTACCTGGCTCGCCAACTGTTCCCGTGAGGCCTGCAACGCCCTGGGGAGGCCTTTTGCGCCCGCCGTATCTTGCCGACATGAATTTCGGCTACGCCCGCGTATCGGCACAAGACCAAAACCTCGACACTCAACTGGAGCTGCTGCGCGCCGCCGGCGTGCAGGAGATTTTTCAGGAGAAAATCAGCGGCACCACCACCAGCCGGCCGCAGCTTGACCTACTGCTGGCCAAACTGCGCGCCGGCGACGTGTTGACCGTCGCCCGGCTCAACCGCCTTGGCCGCAGCATGGTGCACCTGATTAGCCTGGTGCAGGAGCTGCGCGAGCGCGACGTGCGCTTCGTCGCCCTCGACGTCGGCATCGACACGGAGACGCCCGCCGGCCGCTTGGTGCTAAACATCTTCGCCTCGCTGGCCGAGTACGACCGCGAGAGTATTCTGGAGCGTGCCCAGGCTGGCCGCGAGCTGGCCCAGGCCCAGGGCAAACACATGGGCCGGCGCGCCGGCCGCGACCCGGAGAAGCTGGAGAAAGTCCGAAAGTGCCTCGAAGCCGGAATGTCCAACCGCGCCACTGCGGCGGCCACTGGCGTCGGGATAACGAGTGTGAAGCGTTACCGGCAGCAACTAAACCCTACTTAGCCTGGCTACCCATGCACTTTGGCGACTTCGACCGTTTGGGCCTCGTGCCGAACTTGCCCCCGCGCGCGGAGCTGCCCAGCGCGCTGCGCCTGGCGCTGGCCATGACGTCGCTGCTGCCGGTGGAGTTGGTCGTCTGGGTGGCCACCGCCGCGGCGCCCGAGCTGCGCGCCCGGCAGAAGCGCGCCGCCGGGCAGCGGCGCCGTAACAAAACCGGCGTAGCGGCTGAGCGGGCGGGCCAGCTGGTGCGCCTCATCGCGCTGCGCCTCGACCGGCTCGAAGCGCCCGAGCTGGCCGTTACTCATCAGCCTAGCGCCCCTCCCCCACCGCCGGGCACCCAGCTACGGCTGCGCATGGAGTAAGCTGGTTTCAAATGGTTGTTTGGTCGCTACCTTTCAACACATTTAATTTTTCATCTATGAGTAACATTCAGCCTACCGGCATTTTAGCGCGCGTTTTTTTTCATCACGAGAAAGGCGCCAGGATGGACGTGATTTCACAGCACGCACAACTAAAAGAATTAGGCGTAGCGCCGGAAACATACGATGGCAGTATATTCTTTCAAGTTGGTACTGCCTTGACGTTGAATGAGGTACGCTATGAAATAATTAGTTTAGATTTTCAGGTGATGCCTTTCCTCAATTCTGCTTCCGTGCCAGATATAGACCCTGCAACCTATTTCACTGATACCAGCGAAATGCTTCCTAATAATCTATTCATAAATGTTACCCTACGGCCTTTGTAAAGTTTAGGAATAACAGTCTTTCAAAGCCCGGCCCCTGGTCGGGCTTTTTAGTTGGGCGTGCCCGTCGCTCGGACCGCCAAGTTCTGGGTAGTTTCGCGCCGCTCCAGGAAGTCGGCTAGGCGCTCGATGTCATGAGCTAGCTGCGGGCTGGTATCAAATTCTAATTCCGAAGACCAAGATGGGCCCTGGACTTCGGGCGTAGGCCGGGCCAGCGGCTTGAATACGTACACGTCACTGCGCTGCTGCGCCGGCTCAATCGAGAGCAGGGCAAACGTGCGCTTGTAGCCGGATACCGTGACGTCGATACGCGTCCAGGGCTTGAGGGCGGCCATGTCGGCAGAATAGTCCAGCGTGAGGTCTAGCAGCAGGGGTACTTTATCCGGTACGGGCTGGAGCCAAGTATCAAATTCGTCGCAGGTACGGAGCTTCAGCAACAGAAACGGCGGCGCATCACCCATAACAGGTACCTATTTTCTACCTCCTAAAGGTACGGCTGAGTATCTGGTTTCCCAAATGTTTGCGTAGGTTTCGGGATGAAAAGATTACTTCCCCTGGCCTTACTCCTCACTGCTTGCGAGCCGCAACTCGACACGGACCGCCTCGATGCCGCCGTGCAGCAGAACCTGCGTAGCGGTCCCTGGCTCGATACCGCTTTCCTGACCCTGAAATATGGTGATACCCGCCCCGTAGTCACGCGCAAGCTCGAAAAGCTACGCGAGGCCGGTACCGTTGCGGCCGTGCAGTCGGAAAGCGGGCCAAGCGCTACCGGCTTTCACTTCACCACGCCCCACGAGCTGAAATCGCTCGACTGGAGCCTCGTGCCCTCGTTTCATAATGACTCGCTCATGCAAGTGAGCCTGCACCTCTTTAAGCAGAGCGACCCAACGCCGGAATACCAGGCCCTGCGCAGCAAATATTTCGAGGTGTATGGCGGCCCAGCAACGGCGATTCCTACCGAGGCCGTCTTCGTCAACGGCTCTCAGCGCGTGGACCTGACGCGCACCGACCAAACGATAAGCGTGACTTACCAGAACACGGCCCTGACACGCCGAATCCTCAAGACGTACACGAAGGCACACTTCGATGAGTCTGGAGATTCTTATGATTCAGCTTATTATAAACGAGTAGTGGTACCTCGTGAATCAACGAAGCCCGCAAATCCTGACGGAATTTGATGAATTCTCACCCGCCCGATAAGATTTTATTACAGTTTATTTAGTGAGATAGTAACACAATAAGAAAGTAAGGGCGTATCATTGCGGCATCATTCACCAATTCCCGCGCAGTGGTAACTATCGCAGTAGTCAATAATAAGGGCGGCGTGGCTAAGACCACTACCACCGGCTGCCTGGCGGCTGGGCTCGCTAGTCTGGGCCATCGGGTTCTAGCTGCCGACCTAGACCCCCAAAGCAACCTCAGCGGCTGGATGGGCGCTGGTAAGAACAGCGCCCATCACGTCGGGGCACTACTACTGGCCAGCCCCGAGCAGGCGGTGGCCTGGCCCACGCGCCCGGTTGCGCCCGGCCTGGAACTATTGCCCAGTAACCAACTGCTGCACGAGAGTCTGACTAAGCTGACCAAGCAACGCGACGTGCACGAGCTGCGCCGCCTGCGTACCCGCCTGGCGCAACTAGCTCCGCGCTTCGACTTCTGTCTGCTCGACTGCCCGCCCGATGCTGAGGGCATGACCCAACAGGCCTTGCACGCCGCCGACTGTTACGTGGTGGTGACGGACCCCGAACCATTCGCCGTCGAGGGCCTGGCCAAAATTATGCAGCGGGCCCAGGGCGTGCAGACTAGCCAGCGCGAGACGCTACGCTTTCTCGGGTTCATTATTCCCAGGTTCAACCCGGCTATTCGAGGGAAGATGCGCACGGCCATGTTCGCCAGCATTACCAGCGCTTACGGCGCCAACAGCCTGCTGGGCTGGGTGCGCTACGCTGCGGCCGTATTCGAGGCCCAGGGCCTGCGCCAAACGCTCTACGAATATGCTCCTGACAGCACTGCTGCCCAGGACTACCTATCCATTACTAAGACTCTTTTAAGCAAAATCTAATGCGCACTCCAAAAAAAGAAACCCCCGACTTCAGCCAACTGGGCAACACCTTGATGCACGAAAGCCAAGCCCCGGCCCCGGACGGTAAGCCGTACTCGCTGACGTTTCACATCGAGCCGGACTTAGTGGAGGCCTTCGAGCGCGAGCTGTATCACCACAGCCGCACGGCCACTAAGAAAACGATAGGCAACGCGGCTTTGCGCTACTACCTCGAAAACCATCCCGAAGCCCGCGAACGTTCTCAACGTCCTATCCCAGGAAAGTAAGATAATCTTATTGTAGCATGATAAGAGGGTTATGGGTTGTCCAGTTGCCCACCAGTGGCTAGGCTATGCCCTGCCCTAAGCCCCGCGAATGGTGTCCTAAGCACAACAATAAATAAAAGCTGTTTATAAGCTGGTCTAGTGCAATAAATATTGTGCAATTTCAGATTCTTTGTCATCCTATGGATGTACGCAGGGTGAACGAAATCGTAACAATTCTGGTAAACTGCGCTGGGTTTCGCATATTTGTTCAATGACTGGAAAATGAAGTTGTATTAATCCGCCCCTTAGTTGGATTAATATAGCCTGAGTCATTGCGCTGCCTTCTTCCACAGAATCACTAATGTTCGAGCCAGAACAAACCATCTTACTCTCTTCTAACCTGTTGTGGAGGCCTTGGCTCTTCGACGGGTTAGGTGCGTCTGGTAACCTGGGTCGAGACATTGTGATTTACGTGGGGCTGATGAAGCAGCGCGAAATCGAGCTGAACCTGCCGCACTTCTGCCAGACGATGGGGTACGACCGCGCAAATTTATTGCGCCCCTGCACCCCGGCGCAGGTAGAGGTGATTCGCAAGACTGGCTTTGACGCAAAATACATCAAGGCCTTTTCCAACCAGTTCGGCTTGGCCCTGGTGCTGCTAGGTAACAGGACGTTCTATTTTCCCCCTAAGACCATTAATAAAGGCACGCCGGAGGAGCGCGATATACAGAAAAGCTACAAGATTATTGAGAGCTTCGACCATCCCTCCTACAAGGTGAAGCATGGCGTGGCCACGTCGGTAAAGTTTACCCTCAGCGAGGAGCTGATGGAGGAAAACCGTTACGAGTACCGGACTATTCGCCCGGCTGAGTATCTGAGCCTGCGCACCGCAGGCGGAGAAAAGCGTACTGTTGGCCACCCCGACGACCAGGCCCGGCGGATGTATCTGCGCCTTATTGCCAAGCGCCAGTGGTGGGACCGCCTGGTGGGCAAGGGCCTGGCCACGGCCACAAGCGGGAACGACAACTACGAGGAGCTAGTCGAGGCAGCGGGCTTGCGCCCGCGCAACAGTAAAGGGATAGCTTACGACCCAGAGAAGAAAATCGCGTACCAGCTCAAGCTCCTACTAAAGCGCGTGGGCGCACTGCCTAGCATCAGCCTCGTGCCAAAGGTGCTGCTTAATCAGCGAACGGGTAAGTACGAGGTGAGCTGGACGCGGCTACCACTCGCGGAGAAACCCAGCGCGGTCGAGGCGCCGGCTCCACAGTTGCTGAGCATGGCCCTGGCCACGTCGGCGCCCGAGCGGCGCCGACGTGGGCGACCAGCGAAGCAGCGGCCAGCACCAGCTGCACCGCAAGCTCCCAAGCCGATACTGGCCAAGCCTGTGTATGTGGCGCCAGTAAGCAAGGAACACGAGAAGCTGCGGGAAGACTTGACCTACAAATCCAGAGGGCTTAATGAGTTCCGAGGGCCGGAAATGGTGGAGTATTACCAAGTCACCTTCCCTGACCAACCCGGCCTGCACGCCCAACACGTTCAAGACCGGCGACAGGAGATAAAGGCAATTGAAGACCGACTGAGGGAGCTAGGAAGTAAAATCGCGGAAATGAAGTAATACGTGTTGTAAGTTTGGGTACCCGTATGCCCTAACTAATTGATTTTCAGTAAAAACGCCCCATATTTTTTGGGGCGTTTTTTTTTGCTTTTT